GCAGATTTATTTATATTTTCATTACCATCTAAAGGTAAATCTCCAAAAGTAAAAGTAGTACTTAACCATAAATTTAATTGGTCAATTTTATTTTTCATCATATTACTAGATCTAAGTTGTTCATCATAAGCATGAATTATATGATAATCTCCATTAGTAACTAAGTTTTCTAAATTAAAACCGTTAATAAAATTAACTTCATTATCAGATTTTCTAATAACTGATTGATGTTTTGTAAAATTTTGCATATTTAATATATATTTATTTTAAATGTTTTATTAGTTAAATTTTATATATAATATTTATAATTTATTTATTCAATTTTTTTCAGTTTTATAAAAGGTTAAAAGGAAAATGCTAAACTAGCCATACCTTTTTTAAATCTTAATATATTATAATTAACAGAGAAAACATTGGTAATAATGTAATCAGTATCAACAAGTCTATCTAAAAAATCATCATTCAAAGTAATTTTCAAGAATTTTTTATTTAATTTAGAAAAATTACAAGAACCAGATGGTTGTAATTGATTAGGATTTAATGAAAATGAGAATAAATTAATACCATCATCACATGAGGATAAATTATGTTCATAAGGTGTTACATGATTGTGATAAATACCATCGTAAGGTATAGATCTATTAACACCATTTAATTGTAAATAAGCGGAGCTAATAGTGTTATTTTTATAAGATGTAATAGTAGGATATGAATCAGTTAATGTATAATTTAAGATAGAAGAATATGTGTTATGAATATTATATAAATTAATATCAGAATCTTTTTGATTAGTCCAAATAACATATTTTGTAGGGTGATTAAAATTGAGTTCTAAATTAATATCATTATTTTTTAAATTTTTGTATTGATATTGATTAATTTGTTCAATGAGGTATTCATGATTTGATGTAGCAAATTTAATTCTTTCATCTTGATCGAGATAAATAAAATTTGTGAGTAATTTAATATTATTAATTTTAATTTTAGATTGTAAGTCATTATTTTGATAATCGGTATAAATAAGATTAGAAAGTTGATTAATTTTAAATTTAATAATAATAGTTTGGTGTTTAATAGAGATAATGGGTAATGAGAGTGAATAATCTTTGTTAAAGAATAATTTTACAGGTATATAAATATCAAAATTATTTTTAGTATTATTATCATAAGTATAAACGGATGAAGTTAATGAGAATAGTTTGTTAAAATCTAATTTTTTAAAATTAGAGTTAAAAAGTTGATTCCATATGTATAAATATTGATTATATGATTTATCGATAGTAAAACCTCCAATTTCTAATTCAATTGTGGAGACAATATTCCAACCTAAAGTATTTATCCAAGAGAATTTATAATTATTATTAAGAGAGTCATCATAAATTGTTTTTTTGTTAGAATAATCATCTTGTAAATTTTTTAATATTTGATAACTTTTATCAATATATGATTCAACTAATAATTTAAGTTTATTTTTTTTAATAATTTGATTTTCATTTAAATTATAGATATCTAAAATATGAGAAGTAATATTGAATTGATTATTAATATTATCACCAATAATATTTTTTTGTAATAAAAAATCTTTATTAGAATCAATGTAATTATTAATATTAGTGTAAATATTATCAAAATTTTCATTAAAATTTTCTAAACCTTCATTAGCTATAATAATACTTTGATAAATAAAATTTATAAAGTTATTAAAATTTTTAATTGAAGTTTCTGCTTGAATTAAATCATTGTAATATTGCTCAATTTCTTCATTTGTTTCTGTTCTAGTTAAAGAAACTGAAGGTAATGTAACTTTTAATATCATATCATTTATTAAATCACCATTTTTAGGAATTTCACATGAAATTTCTTCACCGAAATTTTTGTTACCATCTAAATTAAGTTCAATAAATTCCATAGCAAAGTTAGTATATCTTTTATATAAAAATTTAAAGAAAGTTATTTCTGGTATTCCAGTCAAAAATAAATCTTGTGCACCGTAAGCAACAATTTGAATTAAACCACCTGGCATTTATAATAATAAATATTAAATTTTTAATTTTAAATAAATTAAAATATTTAATATATATATATATGGATAAAGAAACCAAATTTGAGTTAGAAATATCAGAAATAATCAAAAGAGCTATAAAGTATTTATTAGAAGGAGGTGCTGTAGCTTTAGCAGCTAGATATATTCCTTCAGATAAGATCGATTTGAAAGAAGTAGCAGCGATAGCATTTACAGCAGCTTGTGTTTTCGCAATTTTAGATATGTATGCACCATCAATATCTATTGCAGCAAGAAAAGGAGCAGGATTTGCAATAGGCAGTACTGCAGTTGGAGGATTAAAAACATTTATATAGATGGTATAAATTGCCAATTTAAATATTCACAGATTTTTTTCCATATTTTATCTTGTTCTTTAAGCTTTTCAGTACTTTTAAGTAAAGGAAAACATGGTAAAAAATCATTTAATTCTAATAATTCACAAAATTTATGTAAAGTATAAGAGTAACTAAGAAAATTTTTTCTGTCTTTTGGAGAATGTATATTAAAAGGTTCTTGGCATAATTTAAACATTTCTCTAAATTTTTCCTCAACTTCCCTAGTCATTCTTGGAGGAGGTTTTCCAGAAACTTTATTAATAATATGTTGCACATGTTCATAATATTTATTATAATTAAGTTTTTTTAAAATTGCTCTCATTTGTTTTGGAGTAATAGATTTATTTACTAATCTTTGTTTTTTAATTTCATTTAATATTTGATCATAAATATGATCAGGAATATCAGTAGATTCTTTTGCTTGAAATTGAGCTAACCATTCATTAAAATGATTAATTCTACGATAGCAGTATGCAGTTACATCAGGTACAGGTTCTTTATAATTTGGTTTATCGCTATCAAGTATAACATATTCACATTCACCACAAGAAGTGCAAATAAGATATCCATCGGATAGGTGTAATGTCATTTCAATATTACATGTTTTACAAAATTTAGGTTTAAATTTTTTAGATTTATCATATTTAGTTTGTTTGTTATCAGTAACTTTTAGATAATTATCTAATAAGGATGATTTATTAGATTGAGAAACATTTTTTTTCACAATGTCCGAATTATTAAAGAAATCAATAATTTCCATATGTTTTACATCGTTATTTTTAGAATTTATTTCATAATAAGGAATGATATAATCAATAGTATTATTATAATAAATAAGTTTATCAACATTATTTTCAATTGATTTCAATTTATTATTTAGTAATTTATTTTCATCTAATAATTTAGTTTTTTTACTTATAATATCATTTGTATATTCTGTAAATGATATTTTATTTAAATTATCTAATTCTTTGTTATTTAATTCTATATTTTTTATTATGTCTTCTTTACTTTTCTCATTATCTTCAAAAAAATTTATTTTGTCTTTATGTTTCTTATCTAAGCTCGTTTTTGGTTTGTTCATATAATTTAATATGAAAAAATGTTTTAAATAATTTAAATTTAATTTAATTAAACGCATTAAACGCATAATTAATATATAATAAAATGTATAGATGAAATTAGATTATATAAATTTAGTAAAATTAATTTATTTAATTAATGCAAAAATGAATGGATGGTTAGTAGGTATAAAGAATGAAAAAACTTTTTATTTAATAAAGGATAAAATAGATACTTATAATTTTGAGGATGAAATAAATAAAATTTCAATTAATGAAATCAATTTGTAAAAATATATATAAATAATAAATGTTTAATATTTATAAATATGTCAGGTGGTTTAATGCAATTAGTAGCATATGGTGCTCAAGATGTTTATTTAACTGGTAATCCTCAAATTACATTTTTTAAAATAGTATATAAAAGACATACTAATTTTGCTGTTGAAGCAATAGAACAAATAGTAAATGGTGACTTTTCATTTGGAAATAATTTATCCTCTACAATAGCTAAAAATGGCGATCTTATTACTAAAATGTATATTAAATGTGATGTATCTCTTACTGGTACAGATGGTAATTTTGCATGGATAAATAAATTAGGTCATGCTTTAATAGAAGAGGTAGAATTATTAATAGGTGGAAATAGAATAGACAAGCAATATAGTGAGTGGTTAAATATATGGTATGAGTTAGCGAGGAATGTATCTCAAGACAAGGGTTATGATATGATGATAGGTAATAATAGTGATATGACGGAGTTGAGTACGGATAGTAAGAGTGCAACATTATATATTCCATTAAAATTTTATTTTAATAAGTTTAATGGTTTAGCGATTCCGTTAATTTCGTTACAATATCATGATGTTAGAGTAGATTTTAAGTTAAGAAGTAGTGATCAATTAATAATTAAAGAGAGTAAGGCAGTAGTAAGTGCGTCAATAAGTAATATAAGTTTGTTAGTAAATTTTGTTTTTTTAGATTCAGTAGAGAGAAAGAGGTTTGCATCATCTCAACATGAGTATTTAATAGAGCAAATACAGGTATCAAATAATGAGAAAGTAAATTTGGAGGAGAATATTTACAAGTTAAATTTTAGTCATCCTTGTAAGAGTTTGTATTGGATGGTTCAGAACGGGAATTTCATATCTGGGAAGTCTTTTTTAGGGTATACTCCAGAATCCAAGTATATTTATAGGTCAGGTTATGCTGATTTAAATTTAGATTTAATAAAGTATTGTTCAGTAAGATATGTATTAAGTCAAGTTTATTCATTAGATGGTATAGTCAAGTTAAGTTTAAATGGATCAGGTGTAGAGTCAGTAAGTAGTGTAGTATCAACAGTAGAGACTGTATATAATCATCATTCAATAACATTAGGAGATGTAGTGATTAAAGCGAATTATAATAGTTTAACAAATATCGATAATGTGAATAATACGGCGGAGTGTGATAGTAATAATATTGATAATTGGGAATTAGTAACAGGAATGAGTATAGATAATATATCGACTCCTGTAGATGAATTAATGTCAGGATTTACTAGAACATCTGATTCATTAAATATAGGAAATAGTGATTTTGATATTATTGTATATCAATGGAATAATTTTGGTAAATATTTAGATTATTCATACAATCCAGTGTTAACTAGTTTATTGAAATTAAATGGTCATGAAAGATTTGCAGAACAAAGTGGTGAATTCTTTAACTATTTGCAACCTTATGAAACTCATAAAAGTACTCCTAAAGATGGAATTAATTTATTTAGTTTTGCATTAAATCCATTAGAGCATCAACCATCAGGAACATGTAATTTTTCTAGAATAGATAATACATCATTATCAATAAAATTTGATTCAGATATAATAAATGTGAGTGGTACGAAACTAGTAATATTTGTGTTGAATTATAATATATTAAGAGTGATGAATGGTTTAGCAGGAATTTCATATAGTAATTAAAAAATGTATAGTTTTTAAAAAAATATATAGAATTAGGCAAAATTTTTTTTGTGTATATAATATATATATAGATGGGAGGCGGTTTGATGCAACTCGTTGCCTATGGTGCACAAGATGTTTACCTTACAGGTAATCCACAAATTACTTTTTTCAAAGTTGTCTACAGACGACACACCAACTTTGCTTGTGAAGCAATTGAACAAACTTTCAATGGTACTCCAGCTTTAGGAGGAAAATCTACTGTTGTAATTACCAGAAACGGAGATTTAGTAACAAAAATGTGGTTGAAGACTACTGTATCTGCTTCAGGAGGAGATTTAACAACTACTGATTTAGGATATGCTATTATTAAATCTGTAGAATTACAAATTGGAGGAACTAAAATTGACAAACACTACGGAAGATGGATGCATGTATGGAGTCAATTAACTCGAACAGCAGAACACGCTGATGCTTTCACTGCTATTGTTTCCCCAGGAACAGTAGCTGATGGAACTTCTGCAAGTTTATATGTTCCATTACAATTTTTCTGCTGTAGAAATGATGGTTTGGCTTTACCATTAATTGCTTTACAATATCACGATGTAAGATTAGAATTTGAATTTGATACTATTGCTAATGCAG